ACTACCATTTGTTGCTAATAACAAATGTGCACCACGTGATTTTATCCAAGTAACTAACTCTATTAATTGATTGTAATAAATTGGATCTCCGTAACTACCTCGAATATCAACAATCTTTCCTGTTAAATCCACGTCCATAAAAGACTTCAAATGATCTAAATTTAAACTGTAGTTTTTCCATTTACCAGGAAACTGCTCAATGAACTGTGTGCGACTGCATCTGGGACATTTTAGTGTACAGATATTGGTAGGTTCAACATGAAATCCTTGAAAATGTTTAAGCATAAAGTTTCTTTTTCTTTAACTCAATTTTTAATCTACTGGTTTCTTTTGCTGCCAAAATACTTCTTAATACAAACAATTTGCCATACCGCTCAACTGCGGCACTAACATCTTTGATATCAGTTTCCCACTCAGGAAAACTTACACTCCATCCATACTCTATAGCATCGTCAACTAATCGTGCTCCGGCCCTATCCCTGTCAGGGACTAGTATAACTTCTCTTGTTAAACTATCAATGATGTCTGCTTGTGTTTCACTGCATTCGTTACTGAGAATAGCGACACCATCAACAGCCATGGCGTCAAACGGTCCTTCAACCACAATCACAAACTTTGCGTCTGGGGATTGTAGGTCTGTGTTGAACACATAGTTGGGTTCATATTGACTATAATATTTAGGCTTGACATAATCTTCAAAAGTTCTTGCAGTATAACCAATTGTTTCATTTTTCCAAGTAAACGGAATAATCACACGTTTGGTTAAATTGTATTGTGTTTCTGGAGTCCACATAAGGTTGTATCGAATCATGTCAATTCCACGGGCCGCGGTGTACATAACTGCCGAGTGATAATCTGCTGGTACGTTATATACTTCGGAATTTTTAGCACTCAAAGTATAAAAAGTTTCCCACCCGGTAAAATTCATTGCTGATTCAGGCAACAGCTTTGGTTTAAACTCTATTTCTAATCGTGCTTCTTCTACAAATGTCTCTGTGGGACCTATTAGGTCTTTGACTCGAATGGCATCAATCACTAACCGTTTTACTTCGTTTTCACTGGCACCTAACCAACTCAATAATTTTCGAAACTTATAGGTTAAATGGCGTCCTGGTGTGTACGAAGCACGAAAATTACAGTTAAAACAGGAATATGATATTGCCGAGTCTTTGTTTACAATAAATCCGCCTCGACCACGAGTATCTGCGGATTCGCCATTGTGAGGACAACAGACGGCATTGCCTGAGATCCACCCCGAACTTGAATTAGTCTTTGTTTTCCTGCCCGACTTCCAAAGATTGATTGTAGCGTCAGCTATTTGATTGATCAAGTCTTGTTACTTTCCAGTTGTTGTTATCTTTTCTTTTACGCACCACAGTTGTGTTATTATAGCACTTTCTATAGGCATTAAACAACCTCCAGTAATCCACTTCTATTTCTTTTTTATGTTTTTCGGCAAATCCTTTTAGTCCAATATCTGTTTCCCAGACTCTGCCATCTGGCGATTCAATTCGATATGAGCCATTATGAGAATCGCTTTTTCTTTTTTTAGTTTTATCCGATTCGGGATTTGCTTCAAACCGTTTTAGTTGGCCTTTACTACAATTTTGTGCCCGTTCTTTTTTCTTTTCTTCTGTCATATTGGCGTGATGTTTTGTAGCATTTTGACGGGCACATTCAGAATCCACGCCCTCGCCGCCAGAGGTCATATTATATCCTTCAACTAGAGTATTGTATTTTGCTATCCAATATATTTCTCTTTCGTTTAGTTGCTCTGCTGTCCACTCTTGATTTTGTTCAATAACTTCAAACTTCATATTACACCAACTGTATTTTTTAATAGCATTCGCTATTAATCGATCAGATTTAATATATTTTTCCAACTTGATATATGATTTAATTTTCCTGTCTACAGGAACTTTTGATTGACCAACATATTGTTTGCCGGACGGGGAAGTAATAAGGTATATGTATTTCATACATATATTTATCCAACTTACAGTTAAAGCAAACTGTTTAGTCGCGAATAGAGTTCAGCATCGTTAGTAAGTATATACTAAAACGATGCTGAAATCAAATAGTTTTTACTTCATTTAGGCTGTAGTGATTGTGGCACGCCAGTCCCAAGCACCTTGATGGTCTTGATGTGATAATACTGCGGCTTGTCCATTTGCAGCTTTTTGAGCAAGTTGCTCTGTGTCTGCTGTAACTTGTGTGCCAGCAATAGTTACGTTTGCTTTTTTACTCGAAATTGATACGTTATATGTTGCCATTTTATTATGTCCTTTTATTAATCAAAACTGTTATGAGGCAAGTTCCAGTGCCCATCTGTGAATATTAATGTAACTATTGTAGTGCCAGTTGATCCGGCATGGTCAAAAAATGGTAGCCAATAGTTTCCAGAACCCTCTGAGAAAGTGTTGCCCGAACGATATCTACAATTATCAATATTAATACCAGTGTATTCATTGCTAACACTAACATTACCCTGTGGAACTAAATGCATTATTTGACCTTCGGTACCATCAGCTAAATGATAAACTCCATTACTAGTACTGCTGCCGCCAGTTGGTGTTAGTTTATTAATTGTCTTAGTTAGATCAATTTCGATAGTATTACCAGCACTTGTAGTTTGTGTTACTGTAGCATTTACAATAGCCCCAGGAAACTCAGTCGATCCGTTGTTATTAAACGCCCATTCAATTTGATACTCGCCAGCCGGACTTCCGTCGCCTTGTGTGTTTGCTGTTTTGCTATTGTTCCAACTTGCTAAACGAATTGCTGCACCATATGGATCAACGTGTACGTGGCTATATCGACTGTAATCCCACTCGTGCCAACTTAATGTAGCACGGCCATAATCATCATTGTTGTCCCAGGCAGTAATAGCCTGCATTTGTACTGAATAAGCATCGTATTGACCAGAACTTTCACCACTTACATCTCCACCTTCGTATAATTTAATCCAGTCATTGCTCATTTCGGCCTGGCCGTCCCAGGTATCAAATATTAATCCGTTAGGGAATCTAGTGTATGTCTCGCCATCATAAGTTAAAAATTCCCAATAATTTTCGTACCCTCCTGGGCCCCATGCGGCAGTACGAATGCTAACACCATATGGATCTGCGTGTACGTGACTATATAAACTATTGTTTAAATCGTGCCAACTTAGTGTAGCACGACCATATGTACTATTACCAGTCCAGTCTGTTTGGGTCTGGAATTGCATATAGTCGGCATCACTGTTGGTTGTATCATTGTTTAAATTAGGGCCACCTTCCCAAGTGGTAGCAATCATACCAGTTGGCAATCCGCCACCAATTGGACTTAGTGATGTCCAAGTACTAGTGCCATCGCCTACACGAATTTCGTTGTTAGTTGTATCATAGCCAGCTTCGCCTAGGGCTAAAATTGGATTAGCATTGCCCCAGTTAGTAGCTGTATCTCTACGTAATTTAATTCTTGTTGTCATTTTATTTTCCTTGTGCTAAGTTGTCTAGCATGTGTAAATGGCGGGCCATTTCGGCTACGTCCGTTGTAGTGTTCTCTGCTAGACGCAGGCCACTGATCCAATGCTCAGATATACCAGTATAGGTTCTTGGTACTCGAGCTTCCTTCTGGAACTTCATATCTTTAATTGGGTACAGATTGTTAAAGCCTGTACTTGTCAATACATCATTGGCGTACAAATTCATGTGATAGTCTGTAATAATGTTATAGTAACTTACCATGCCACCACGCACACGTTCTATGTTAGCTACAGTGGTTGTGCCACTTTGTTTGGCTACTGCGGTTCCTACTGCCATATGTACAATAAATTCAAATTGGTTAGTAACAGTAGAAAAAACTCTGTGCCCTTTGCCAACCTGTAGAGTTTTTAGTTCAGTACCATCTGCAAATCTAGCATGGTTATATTCTGGAGTTGTTTGTGGGCGCTTGATCCATAATGGTTTTGCGCTAGATTGTGTCCCGCGATCAAAGTCCCATACCAGCAATTCGTCGTTATATGTAATATTTTCAATTGCTTTCTTGTTACCATTAGCAAGTGTAATTTGTGTTCCTGCTACAAAACACGGAACATAGTCAATATGAGTTGTAATTATGGGACTATAATAATAAGTACTTCCGGTTTTTACATAAACACGAATTTCCACATTTTGATTTGAAAAACTCCAATATGGAAACGCTTGAGAGTATGTGCCATCAACGATGTTGGTCACTATGCTGTCCGAACAATCAAAATCATATCCACTACTATGAGTACGGAATGCCATGCGGTATCCATATGAGCCTTCTACGTCACAATATTCGCCAGTATCTGTATAATTACAATGCCCTGGATTAGAAACAATAATTCCTTGTTCATCGTAACTTTGACCAGTTACATTTACCAAAGTATATGTCACATAATGTTGCCCGTATTGTTGATTTACTAATGTGTTAATTATCAATTCTTGACTTAAATTACCTGATACATCGCCATCATCTAATAATCCGTCTCTGCTAGCATTATAAACAAAACTGGCATCGCCTCCATCTATATAAAATTCTGCTTGTTCTTTTTCAATAACATCTACACTTGACCAGCGGCCGTCAAGGAACGTGTAGGTAACTGCGTTAACAGCTACATACTTTTGTCCTTCTGTTGGGCTTGATGGAAAATATATCATTTTTGTATCCTATCTTATATTTATCGTACCCAGTACCAAACTACTGTTGAGTGCCACTGTACATACTGATCCCATGGACTAGGTAAAAATCCACTACCTTGAGCTTCTACTAGTGTGCCCCACCAAGCGCCAGGGTCATTGTGTGTGGTTGTAAGTATGCCGGGGATTCCTACACCGCCGGCATTGTACCAAGGCATACGATGTTCCATACCGCTATCGCTATAACTCCAGCTACCAAACTTGTGTAGTTCCGTAATATTTTGATGGAATCCATCAGTTCCGTTAATAACATCAGTTCCCCAGTTTGTACTGCCATCAGCTTGATCTACAAAACTATAAGCCTCGTTAGCAGTCCATACACCGCCTAATGCTCCACGTGTATCTATTTCTATCATAAAGTCAAAGCCGCTGGCACTACGTTTAATATGATCTGCCCAGCTAAGAATACTGTAGTTTGCTGATCCGTTACTGCCGTAAACATTATTTGTGGCCAATGTTGTTGGGGCACTAGTTTGATTACGAAGTAGTACGTTAGTAGTGTTCCAGTCATCGTAGTTGTTTTGTAGTATCAATGTCCACCCACCACCTTGTGTGGTCATATCGCAATAGACTTGGAATGGTGCACCGCCGTTGATGTTGTCATTGTGTATCCAATATAGGCCATCTGTGCTTGCAGGATAGTCTTGTTTGATCTGCCAGGCACTGGTGCTTGCTGTTGCGGATGTTAACCCATTTGGTTTATTGGGATTATTACTGTGGTAATCTCTTAATATTTCAATTTGGGTTAAGGCTCTATTATAAATTTTAAGAGAAGCAATTTTACCATCAAGGTACGCATCACCGCCCCAATTACTACGAGCAATATAATTATAATTACGTGTATCGTTGGCTATCCCGTTGTTAGTAGAACTTGCAACCTGTTGACCGTTTATGTATATTATCCCTGTTGTTCCTGATTGTACTGCAACTACCTGCGCCCATTGATTCAATGGCAATGTTTGCCCACTATATATGTTGTCAGCTCCATTGGTACTGAATACTGGAATTCCACTTGTACCCTGTGTGACTGCCACTAGTACATTATCGCCACCAGACCCATTGCCAAAGTCAAATAATCTACTCCATGTTTGATAACTACGAACATAGACCCAACCAATAGCAGTCATATCGTTGTTGGCAAACATACTGGTTGGTGCAAAGTCCCCATACTGACTTTGGGTGTAATCAAAGCTAATGCCATTGGTATCAAAACTAGCACCGTTGTGTAGAGTTACTGTATGCCCGAAACCACTGATGTCGTTCCATGTTGTGCCCGATCCTGGATAGCTAGCAGAGTCGTTGGCATCTATATAAAATATTACGTCAACTCTGGATTTGACATGTGCGTTTTTGACGTGTAGATTTTTGATTTTCATGCTGTGCTTACTAATGTTACTGTTACATAACCATTACCTAAGTTAGTGTTTGCAGTAGCAGTTACTCCGCTTAGGTTCAATGTATAACTGCCACCACCGGCTCCATCATAACTACCATCTCCTGCATTTCCACCATCGTACCCGCCGCCACCACAGCCTCGTCCATTCTGGCCACCACCACCGCCAAATCCGCCGGCTGTATCTCCTGTGCCCTGCGGGCCACCATTTGCACCAGATACAAAGGATCTACCACCAACTGCAACTCCGCCTGCTCCTCCACCGCTACCAAAAAATCCACCACCTCCGCCAGAGTATCCACTAGAGGCTTGGTCTGCGCCATTAGCACCATTGAGTCCACCACCCATATTAGAGGCACCGCCTCCGCCACCACCCGTGGCGTTGGTAGCATTGCTGGTTGTTCCTGGAACAGTTGTTGTTTGACCGCCTGAAGTTGCAGAGTTGGCAATACCACTAGGACGACTTATGCCGCCACCGCCACCGGCAATAGCAATAATACTAGTGTTACTATTAAACGGAGCACGGACTACAAATGATCCACCACCACCTGATCCATAGTAGGCTTGTGTGTTACCCCCACGTTGTCCTACTACGATCTTAATAGTTTCGCCACCGTATAAAGTTGTGGTTCCTGAAATTAGTGCGCCTTTGGCTACATTACCGCCACCCGATGCACCTGCAACAGTGACTGAATAATTTCCGGTTACCGGTACTGTCCACTGTTGTATGCCAGCCGGGCTTGTAAAATAAGCATCATTGTTAATCCAGGTGTTACCTACAGTATTGTATATGGCTCGTAGGTTAGATGTAGTAGGACCAATATTACCTACGCTGTTAGCATTGGTAAATGTCCATGTAGTAAAAGTATACAATAAGGGATTCCCTATTATACTTGCACCGTTGATTGAACTACCTCTTATATTCATATTACCAATCTATCCTTAATTGACGCACCCAGTTTTGAGCAGTAGATCCTCCAGTGTATGCCGCTACACCAAAGTAATTTCCAGATGGGGTCCAACTACCAATGTTAACCGATCCTTGATATATTTCATTGATGTATACTTCTAACATACGGTTGCCGTTCTGTATCTTGCGTATTTTCAGTGTTAGATTATAGAAACTGGTGTAACTGGCGTTCCATAATGTAACTCCAGATGTTA